CCCCAATATTGGAGCTTGCGTTGCTGTACTGCATCAGACTGTCCACGGATCTGAGTGTGAACTGAACGACGAGCATCTGGCAACGAAGTGTCATCAGCGCCGATGCGGAGAACAGCTTGTCCAAGGATCTGAGCATCAAGAGCATCTTCTTCATCACGGTTCTTCCCGATGACACTCTTCACGCTGCCTACAAAATGTGCTTCGAGAGAACGACCTGCACCATGAGGGTGCTCATAGCTTCCAAACTGATTGTTCTCCTTCGGAATTGTGGAACCAACTTCAAGACTTGTGAAACCTTCCTTGGTCACATCAATGCGGGTCGTGTTGTACTCGTGTGGGAAGCGAACCATGAACGCATCTGCAGCGAGACGAGCTTCGTCGTGATTTGCACTTTCAACCACTGGCAGGTAGCTGGATTCAACATCTGCACCAAAGCGGCCTTGCTGAGTGTAAGGAAACAGAACAGGCTTCAGCACGTTACCATAGGTCACCTTGTCAAAACGGTTGTAGCCCACCAGTGTACCCGAAGTGCGCTCCACAATAAAGGCGCGACGAGCCGGGGTTGGACCTTCCTGGGTCGTTGGCCCTACGGCCTTGGCCGATTTCGAGAGAGGGTTGTCCCACGTTTGAGAGGCGAGATAGGTCTCGTTGTCTGACTGGATCGGCGAGCCGGTCACGGTTGTGCGCTTCCAAGGATCGGCGGTTGTGCCGAGAACCTTGTCCAGCAAATCACTCTCAAGTACCTCTAGAGGCAGGGGATAGTCGAGCGCAAACTCCTGGATACGATCGAGTTGCTCAGCGAACGGAATAAGATCTTGTGACCCGCTGGTGTACCTGCCTTTAACCGCTGTATTTGGCTGGAGATACAGGATGTAATCCTGTGATCCATCAGGGAGTCGGCGAGCCGGGATGTTGGAGGCGCTCTGTCGGTTGACCGGCCCTGTAAAGCTCAGTCCTCCATCGTTGTACTCCACCCGACGAGAGGTAATGGTGGTGCGAGTGCGACGGTAGGTGTCCAGCTTGTCGCGAGAGAAATCAGCTCCCGACTGATCCCAACCCTCATCCTGGAGAGCCGTGTAGCCTCTTGTATGAACCGCGCTATGCTGGCCTGGGTAGGCCTTGCGGTAGATGCCGCGCTTACGCTCATTCCGGCCCTCGACCTCTTCGATTGAACGAGTGGCGATCGAGTCGATGGCGATGACCGTGTCAGCAACATTCCAGCTGACGATGGCTACCTGCCAGTTTCCACCACGGATGTAGAGTGAGCAAGCGAGACAGGTTGCACCAGTCTCTGGAATGAAAACGTCCGTAGCTTCAGTGCTCGAATAGTTCGCCGGGAGGAAGAGGATGTTCTCAAAATAGTCACCGGTACGTATATCTTGCAGGGTGACCATCTTGCGTTCATAGTCTACGTGGGCAACTTTAGCTAGGAACAGAAGATAAGATTCGTCCCCACGGCTGCGGTCCGAGAGACCTGGGCGATTCCTCAAGCTGTTATCTTCGTTCATGGCTTATCCGCTCAATGCTGCTGAAATATTTTGCAACGCTCCCGAGATTGCTGGAGATCCCGCTGGAGGAGCCGTGAGAGTCAACGCGGCGTCTTGGTTGCCCACTGGCTGAGAGACTCCAGTTACAAATACCTGTGTACGCTGCTTCAACCCCGCCTTCAATTCAGCAATCGAAGCAGCATCTGGGGAACCAGCCTGCAACAGCGACCCGTCATTCTGTTGCGAACCAGCAGCAGGGTATGTCAATTCAAACACAGTGTTGTTGCTGTTTCCCACCTGGGTTGAGAGAGTCTTTAGAGCCGTGGAAAGTTGTGAACTAGCGTCATTGTTTCCGGTTGGAGCACCAACACCGGCGAACAGAAAAGCATTCACGGTTGAATTCGACAAGGGATCTGCAGCACTCGTCGGGTTGACATAACCCACGCGAGTGAACTCATTGATAGTTGTCTTCAGAGTTGCCCATCGGCCCCACGGGAAAGGCGTGATCAGCTCATAGCCCTTATCATCAGTGAAAGGCTGCGCGTACTGCAAGATCGACATGTACTTACCGTCGCAAGGAACCTGCTTGGTGAAAAAGGGTGGGCTGGCTGTGGTCTTCTTTCCAGCGACCTCTATGGAAATATCCCCAGTAGAGCCTGAGTCTTGTTGAACAGCCCAGGACTGCGACGGTGTATCGGTAGCTGTACGTACGAACGAGTGCAGCTTAGCGTCGTAGTAGCTTGCAACCTTGATCTGCTGATTATTCGGCGTTAAGTTCGCCAACGGCAACGAAGCAGGCTGTCCTGCCAGATTGGTAGTATTCGGCTGCGAGGTACTCGAGACCGGATTTGGTGCACCACTGCCAGTCGCTTGAGGCGAATCAGATTTCTGAACCTTGACGTAACGATTGATCAAGTTTGGTTGATCAGAATAAACGATCGCATTGTTCTGATTCTGGGTGTTAGCACTCGCTCCATTGTTATTCGAGGTCTTTGTCGGATACATCGGACGACGACGAACAAAGTCGAATGACAGATCCATGGTCGCTTCTCCACCTACGTTGTAGTTGTAGGAGATGTTGCGAAGGTATGCGTACATGTCGCGATGAGGAATGTAGCAAGGGAAACCAAGCTTCAGCTCAGGACGCAACGGAATGCGACAAGTGTACGTGCGATACGAACGGTTGGCCTTCACCAGCTCGAACACTGCCAGAGCAAAGCCCATGACGTGATCGCCATCTGGGAGAAATCCAAGAAACTTCGTAGGCTCTTCGCGAAGACCGAACTGTGCCAGCAATTTCACATCGGTGTAGCTCGAAACATACTGAAAATCCTCAGTGCCGGTCGTCTGCCACTGATTGCAGATCGGCCCGCGTACGCTCATACGAGTTGCCCTGATGCCCTGTTGATCTTCAGTCTCTTGCTCTGTCACGATCTCGTCCAGATTGATGACGAAGGGGTTGTTCTGATCATATATGTCCACAGAGGACGGCAGAGAATCCGAGCCTGTTGAAGATGACGAGGCTCCTGTTTGAGTCGTACCCGAGTTAGTCCCAACGTTGACAACGTCCAGATTGTAAAGTGGAGGCTTGATGATGATCGAACCATCCAGATCCTGGTAGCCTTCGTACAACGTCATTGAAATCAGGTTGCGCAAACGCTCCATGCGAGACATGATGCGCCCGTTCAAGAGCTGGATTGGAGCGATGCCCATATCAGGCAACCACTCTCGGATCTTGGTGAAGAGAATGCTGTTGAATTGGTCAACTTCATTCTGCTTACCAAACACTGGTGCAGACTTGGACTTAGGATCTTCCGAGTTGGGAATATTAGTCGGGGACGTCGATCCAGCATCTGGCTGTGGATTGTCCTTCGTGAATGTCTTGGACGTTGCAGAAGTGCCTGCCGTCTGTGCGGGCAAACCATAGATGTGTAGATCGTCGTAGATGTTGTTCAGAATCTTCTGCCACTTAGCAATGTAACCTGCCTGAATGGCGGCTGCATATGGTCCCTGAGCAACGGTCTGCTGCTGAATTCCAGTCAGCTGGAAACCTTCAGTCGTGATCGAACGAGTGAACATGTCCGCGATGGCATTCAATGGACTCATGTTCGCCTGCAAGCTGGTCAACGGCGTCTGGCCAAGCGGCGAGTTGGTCATAATCGCAGGATTCAAATCTGTTTGCATGTTCTCCATGAACTGAAGAACGCCGTGACAGGAAAGAGCGATTTCAAGAGTCTTGCCGTTGTCGTTGTAACCCGCATGGGAAACCAACCCCTTGAAAATGCGACGATACACTGTGTTGCCATTGGTGGAAAGGAAGTAGCCCTTGCTGTAGATCTGAACTTCCATCATCGCTTGGATAATATGGTCACCACCAGGAGCCATGAAGAGTAGCTTCTTGTCATTCGGCACCGACATGGAGATGCTAACACTGGGGATCAAATTCTCCACGTCACATTGACCAGCGATGTGCGTGACATAATCGTTGAAATTCACATAGATGGGTTGAGTCTGTGATTGCGACTGGTCCAAGTATTTGTTCGCGAGATAAGGCAAGCCGTCCAGGTACACGACCATGTCAGGCGCGGTCTTGACGATCGTGCGCTCTTGAACGGTCTGTAGGATGTTACGAACTTGGCTCATTACACTCCTTGCGTTGGCCCACCGAAGAAGAACTGCGATGGTCCTGTGATGTCAGAAGTAGGACTAAAATCAGCCACATCTGTCGAATATGGTTGATCCGGCAGAGCATATGGCACACCAGCAAATTGCACACCATTGTTAGCTGGTGGGATAGCCGGTGGTGCCTGATTTGGCGTCGATGTTACAGCATCGTTGATCTGGCTCTGTGTCAGCTTACTTGTTGCAGACAGACCAACAGCAGAGGGTGAATGTCCACGCTGAATGTTATTTGCAATGCTCCCTGGAAAACCAGAGGAGCTACGATAGCGCTCTTTCCAAGCCACAAAGGTCAGAGAGAACTCATTTGTAAACGGACAGTCAGCCTTGTGTTGCATATTGAACGCAGTGAACATCCCAAACCAGATGTAGTTGCCAACCGTCAACTCAACGTCCTGGTGCATCTGAATGCGACGGCGGGTGTAATCCACAGCCATCGGCCCTTCTCCAGCTTTCTCTCCCTCGAAGAAATAGCCGTTATTCTCGAAGACCATTGTGAGCATCACAACGTTCTGGTATGAAAGTGTAAACTCCTCAAAGGTATCAGTCGCACCCAAGCTGAAGTACTGGCCCGCTGTGTTGCCTTGCATCGTGATCTCAGTTACATCTTCACCCCAAATGCCGTACTGCCAACCAGAACGTGTCATAGACTGCGCGTCCAAGGTTTGTTTCGAGATAGCAATCGTTTTTGGATTGATCAAGAAACGAAAAGTGAAGGGAGTCTTGCCATCGGCACCACGTCCGGGAATACGAACCAGAATGTAATCGGTGAAAGTCTTTTTAGCAGCAGAGAGATAGAAATCCTCTGAGCTGACCGTCCCTTCAAAAGTGTTACCAGTCCCAGCGACAGCACTTGAAATGTCCGAGGCTACCTGAGCAGGATCAGTCTGTGAGGGAACAATACGCTTCTCTCCGCGAATAGGCAGAGGGATGATGGACGTATTCTGCGCTTGTGAAGGCGCAACGGGATTGATCTGCGTCCCGTCGTCCACTGCTGGCGAGTTGTTTGTCTGTCCTGCCATTAGAATGATCCTAGCCCATCCACGGTGCCCGCTGTAGTAACGGGAGCCATGGTTGCTCCAGCTGAAGAGCTAATCGGACTCGAGGTTGCAAACGGGAAGCTGACCACAGAGATCGTGCGCTCCACCTGAAAAACAAAACCGAAGTCCCACTGGAAAGGCTTCTCAGCATCCTGTGTCCAGTTGAAGCTCTTGAAGTACCCTTGGTACATGTTATTCTTGAATTTCATGACGACATGACCTCGAGCCATGACGTCGTTGTTAAGGGCATTCATCTCGAAGCTGCTCACACCTTGCTGAGGAGACCACGCCGTTGGAGAAACCTGCTGTGTCCCAGTCAATGTGCCACTGTTGCCAGTTGGATGGTAATAGACCACACCGTTGTTCTTGAATAGTTGGAGCATTTCCTGAAAGGCATCCTGAGCGGCCACACGTAAAGCTTCAGTGGTTAAACCACTCTGCAACTGATCCAGGTCATTTTGATCAGGAGCCGGAGTAGAGGTCAGAGACTCCGAGATTGGAAGAACTGCCTTCTGGCTGTTCTGGAAAATCGCGAGGATCTGCGAGCGCAGGGCACCATCAAAGCTCGCGGTGGACATGAAGCTTGACAAGCCGAACTGATTGTAAAAACCACCAGTTGAGCACTGACCGGTGATTAAGTCTGGCTGCATACCCCAGAACGTGAGATGAATCCCGGTGCGTGAAGGTGTACGATGAAAGATGTGCTTTTCCTGCACATTCAGCGAACGCGCTGAGACGTTCAGCTCGATCACGACCTTGTTACCTTGAGAGTCAGTCATGTAGTTATTCGAGTCACTCGCCGCATTCGCTCCAGGCAGCATGATCTCAAACGTGATCGGAGCCGGGATAGCTGCATCCAGATGCTCATGACCGGTAAACAGCTGATTGTCATCAAACCACGCAGGACCGTCCAAACCTTGCGGCGACCCACTTGCATCGGTCAACACGTAATTTGGAGTGAGCGCATCCAGATCCGTCGCACTGATATCTTGCCCAGTAATTGGGACATAATCCGCCGCGTTCAGGTTCGCCAGATCCACATTGTCCAGATTCGTTTGCTGAAGCGTGCTGTCGCTAGTTTGAGCCGGGGTTGTCTGTGCTCCAGTGGACTGTGTCGGGCTCACAACCCCCTGTGCGGTCTGAGAGAAGTTAGAATTTGGGTCCACTCCAGCGGTCTTTGCAACGGTAGCAGCCCAACCAGTAGGATTGTCTCCACCAGTGTACAACTGAGCCACCTGATTGATGGACATGTCAGTGGAGTAGCCCGCTTTGCTGTTGCCAGACTGGATCAACTGAACCTGATTATTTAGAGCGGTGAATCCAGCATCTGCACTAGGGAACACCGTGACACCATTTATGGTGCCATATCCCTGATCTCCCAACTTCAAGTCACCAGGATTGTTCGCTTGATCTGGAATCGATCCTGGGACATTGTATCCCTCAGCCGTAGCGATACCATTCGCTAAGCTCTGTGACGGGTTCGTAGTTGGTTGCAACTGTCCCATTATTGCGCCATCGCTGCTGGAGCCTGTCTAGGTGCGACCGGATTGGACTTCTCTCCCGAATCCGTCACTGGCATGGAACCACGATACATGGTTCTCAACTGCTCCGTGTTGAAGT